CTTTACAATGTATAGATTTTATATCCATTGCATTTGGCATCATATTTGATGTTAAAAAAATAGCTTTTGAACAGAAAAAAGTATTACGTTTTTCTGTAAGATCTGCCATATGCAAAGGATAAGGAGCCAAATTTCCACTTCGAATAAGTTCCATAAATTCTAAATTTGGATTGGCAGTTGAGTCCACCATTTGACCAAAATCATCATAAATTGTTACTGTTTGACCACAATAACCATCCCAAAATTCGGTTTCTATCATCCTCATATATATATCTGAGGACCAATCTGGCGTTCCATCTTCTTTCATCACTTTGAAACCATCTTCAGATAACAAATCAATAGCCAAAGCCCATGAAACTCCTGATTTTCCTTTGCCACTATCTCCACTCAACATCAATACAAATGGTTCCAACCGTGGTCCACTTCTTCTAGCTCCTGAAACAAAAGCCAAATTGTAAAATTTTGTCAAAACAGCCATATGTGACGCAAAAGCACTATAAGTTTTGGGATGCAATTTCAACATTTGAATATCTCGCATATAATTTAATCCCTGCTTATACAATGCTTCTACATGATCACACTTTGCAGCACTTCGCTTAATTTCTGTTGGAACTTCATTCTTAAGTAACAATTGAATATCATCATACCATTTCTCCATTCCAGCCAGTAACATACTTAACTGTTGGATTTCTGGTGGATATCCTGTATACAAAACATAAAGTTCCCCAAAAATAAAGCGAACCAATCTTTCAATTCCTGCCCATGCAAAAGTTAGACCTTTAATTACATCACCTAACTTCTTTGCAGCAGTACAAATATCATCTATATCAGATCCTTTTGGTATCTTAGAAAAAATAGCAGCACCACCAATCACTGAAATCAATGTTGTCAATGCAATCAATGGATCATTTTCACCTACTTGGGCTGAAACTTCCTCATCACTCCTACAACTTCTGTTCAAATAATTGACCAAAATCAAAACACTCTCTTGAATCATGCATGTGACAGAGCTCAACAAAGAAAAATCAACTCCAAAAGTCATCAGGTAATTTGCAACCATAAGTGCTATAACTGTAGGTTTGTAGTCACTCATAATAATTGTTGCTATACATGTCACCATACAGATAACTTTTTGTATTTCTGTAAAACTACATTTCAATGTTGTCATAAGTGCTGTAACCTGGTCAACCAACTCTTCCATTCCACTAACGTTATGATTTACGTTAATATCAAAAAGAGCTTGTGCTCGGAAAGAAGTTCTCTTCATCAATGGCTTCAATCTTCCATAAAGCATAGGTGCTTCAATTTCCTGTGTGTTGATTACAACAATCAAATCACCATCTGCACATTGAATTTCAAATTCAAACATCTT